GTGATAAAGAATTTTTAGAAGCTTTTGCAGATTCTGATAATTTAGCTTTGAATAGTGAAGCTTTTTTACGATTTTACCACGATGATGGATTAGGTCATTTAATCAAGAATGTAGAATTTTGGATTAAAGATACCTTTAAAGTACTAAACAGTTTTAGATAAATACTATGACTTTTAATAACTTACATAATATGTATAATAAAAATATTATGGTAATTTATTTAACAACAAATAGTATTAATGGTAAAAAATATATAGGCAAGGATACTAATAATCGTTCTAATTATTTAGGTAGTGGAACTTATATAAAACAAGCTATTCAGGAATATGGTAAAAACAATTTTAAAAAAACTATATTAGAATATTGTAATTCTAAAGAGGAATTAATATTAAAAGAAGAATATTGGTTAAAAAAATTTGATGCTGAAAATAATCCTGAATTCTATAATAAAACTAATAAAGCATTTGGAAATTCAGGACAAACAGAAGAAGGTAAAAGAAAAATTTCGATAGCTAAAAAAGGATGGCAACCAACTAAAGAACAAAAAATAAAAATGTCTGAAAATAGAAAAGGACATTTAATGTATACTGAAGAATGGAAACAAAAAATTAGCCAATCTACTAAAGGAATAAAAAAATCTAAAGAACATTGTAAAAACTTAAGTGAAGCAAAAAAAGGAAATACAAATAGAAGAAAAAAAGTTATACAATATGATGTGAATGGAAATTTTATTAAAGAATGGGATTATGTTTTAGAAGCTGCCTATTCATTAGGTAAAAAAACAGGAGCAGCTATAACTGAAGTATGTAGTGGAAAACGAAAATCTATATATGGTTATATTTGGAAATACAAAAATTAATTATTATATTACATACACAATTTAAAAAATAAAAGTTTTGACATTAACAACCTTAAATTCTTATGGAACAGGATTCCAAATTAAAGTATTATCTTCACTATTAACTCATAAAGAGTTTTTATTGAATATTCACGATGTATTAAGTGAAGACTACTTTGACAACAATGCTCATAAGTGGGTTATCAAAGAAATTTTAAAATACTACTCAAAATACCATACAACACCTACAATGGATGTGTTGAAAGTAGAGTTAAAGAAAATCGACAACGAAGTACTTCAAGTATCTATTAAAGAACAATTACGTGAAGCATATAAATCGTCTGGTGAAGATCTTAAGTATGTTGAAGAAGAATTTTCTAATTTCTGTAAAAACCAACAACTTAAACGAGCGTTGTTAACGAGCGTAGATTTTTTAAACGCAGGAGATTATGATTCAATCCGTTCATTAATTGATAACGCTTTAAAATCGGGTCAAGACAAAAATGTTGGTCATGAATACAATAAAGAAGTTGAATCACGTTATAGAGAAGATCATAGAATTGTAGTACCTTGTCCTTGGGAACCATTTAATCAATTACTTCAAGGTGGTTTAGGTAATGGTGATTTTGGATTAATATTTGGTAATCCTGGAGGTGGTAAATCTTGGACATTAGTTGCTTTAGGTGGTTATGCTGTTAAAATGGGATATAATGTATTACATTACACACTTGAATTAGGTGAAGATTATGTAGGTCGTCGTTATGATTCATTCTTTACCAATATTCCAGTAAATAAAATTACTGAACAAAGATATAGATCTAAAGTAGAAGAAGTTATTGCTGAGTTACAAGGACAATTAATCATTAAAGAATATTCCCCAGGCAAAGCATCAATGTCTACTATTGAATCGCATATTAAAAAATGTATTGACCAAGATTTTAAACCAGATTTAGTTATCATTGACTATGTAGATCTTCTTCGTTCAAAAAGAACAAATCGTGAGCGTAAGGACGAAATAGATGATATTTATATAAGCACAAAAGCACTTGCTAGAGAATTACAATTACCAGTTTGGTCTGTATCTCAAGTAAATCGCGCAGGTGCAAAAGACGATATTATTGAAGGAGATAAAGCGGCAGGATCATATGATAAAATGATGGTCACTGATGTTGCTATATCCTTATCAAGGAAACGTCAAGACAAAGTAAACGGAACAGGTAGATTTCACATTATGAAAAACAGATATGGTATGGATGGGATGAGCTTTAATGTGAAGGCAGATACATCTACTGGTCATTTCGAGGTTTCAGAACGTATGGAGGATGATGAAGATGAAGGAACTACTTCAGCAAGTACTTCACAACCTACCTTTAGTACCATTGATTCTATGGATAAAAAAGACCTTAGAAATAAATTTTTCGAATTAAACAATTAAAACAAATTAAAAAACAATGTTAACAATAGAATCACAAATTTTATCTGAGATTACCACTCACCTTAAGTACGCTAAATTTTCTCCTGAAAAAAACAGAAGAGAAACATGGGACGAATTAGTAACTCGTAACAAAGAAATGCACTTAAAAAAATTCCCTCATTTAGCTGAAGAAATTGAATCAGCTTACAAATTTGTTTATGACAAAAAAGTATTACCTTCAATGCGTTCAATGCAATTTGCAGGTAAACCAATTGAAATAAACAACTCTCGCATTTTTAATTGCTCTTATTTACCAATTGATGATTATAGAGCATTCTCAGAAATTATGTTTCTATTACTTTCAGGTTGTGGAGTTGGATATTCAGTCCAAACTCACCACGTAGAAAATTTACCTGAAATTAGAAAACCATTAAAATCAAAACGTTATTTAGTAGGTGATTCTATTGAAGGATGGGCTGATGCAGTTCGTATGTTAACCAAAGCATATTTTGGACAAACATCTACAGCTCCAATATTTGATTTTAGAGATATTAGAGCTAAAGGTGCTTCATTAATTACAGTTGGTGGTAAAGCACCAGGTCCTGAACCATTAAAAATTGCTTTAATTCATATGCAAGCGATTTTAGATCGTAAACAAGATGGTGAAAAATTAACAACAGTTGAATGTCATGATATTATTTGTCACTTAGCTGATGCTGTATTATCAGGTGGTATTCGTAGAGCAGCTTTAATTGCCTTATTTAATTTACACGATGAAGAAATGTTAACTTGTAAGTTTGGTGATTGGTGGGAAAATAATCCACAACGTGGCCGTGCTAACAATTCAGCAGTATTACTTCGTAATAAAATTGATAAAGAAACATTTATGGGATTATGGGCTAAAATTGAAGCTTCTAATAGTGGTGAACCTGGTTTCTTATTTACAAATGATAAAGATGCTGGAACAAACCCATGTGCTGAAATTAACTTAAAAGCTAATCAATTTTGTAACTTATGTGAAATCAATGCTTCGGATATTGAAACACAAGAAGAATATAATGCAAGAGCTAAGGCAGCATCATTTATTGGTACATTACAGGCTTCATATACTGATTTCCATTACTTAAGAGATGTTTGGAAAAAAACAACTGAAAAAGAAGCATTATTAGGTATCGGAATGACAGGTATTGCTTCAGGAGCTATATTTAAATTAAATATAAAAGAAGCAGCTAAAGTAGCAGTTGACGAAAACGAACGTGTAGCTAAAATATTAGGCATTAATAAAGCAGCTCGTGTTACTACAGTTAAACCATCAGGTACTACAAGTTTAGTATTAGGTACTAGCTCAGGTATTCATGCTTGGCATGATGATTTTTATTTCCGTAGAATCCGTTTAGGTAAAAATGAAGCTTTGTATACTTATTTATCTATTAATCATCCTGAAATGTTAGAAGATGATTTCTTTAAACCAAATCTTCAATCAATCGTTTCAGTCCCTCAACGTGCTCCAGAAGGTTCTATTACTCGTAGCGAATCAGCTATGGATATGTTAGAGCGTATTAAAACAATTAACAAAAATTGGATTAAACCTGGACATAGAAAAGGTGCTAATATGCATAATGTATCAGCCACAGTAACTCTTAAACAAGATGAATGGTTTGCAGTAGGAGAATGGCTTTATGAAAATAAAGAATATTTTACAGCATTATCAGTCCTTCCAGAAGATTTAGGTACTTATAAACAAGCTCCTTTCGAAACAATTACTGAAGAACAATTTAACGAGGCTGTAAAATCATTAAACCAAATAGATTTATCAAAAGTAATTGAAATGGATGATAATACAGCTCTAATGGAAAGCGTTGCTTGTGCTTCAGGTGCGTGCGAGATTATTTAAATATAAAAAAATGTTTGAAAAAATTAAAGAAAGAATATTTCCGTTTATAATAGCACTTTCCGCATTATCAGTTTCCGCTTCGGCCGCTTTCTATTCAGTTAGTGGCCTTAGCAAACTGTTTGCAGGTGCAAGTTTAGAGGTAATTATTATGGCTTCCTCACTTGAGGTAGCTAAATTAGTAATAGCATCTTTGTTATATCAATATTGGGATAAATTAAACAATACATTAAAAGTTTATCTTACAATAGCTTGTACTGTATTAATTTTAATTACATCAATGGGTATTTATGGTTTCCTATCATCAGCATATCAAGAAACAGCAAATAAAGATGGTGTTGTAACTCAACAAGTTACTGCTTTAGAAACTAAAAAAGGTTTATATGAGCAAAATAGAGATAATATATTAAAAGAAAAACAATCTTTAGCTGAATTAAAAGGTACATTATCTAAAGGTTCTACAACTCAATATACTGATAAAAAAGGTAATTTAGTAGTTAGATCAAATAATGCAACTATTAGAAATATTGAAGCAGCTAATAAATCAGATGAAAAATTATCTACTAAATTAGATGTAGTAAATGATTCTATTTTTAGTTTAGAAAATAAAATTCTTGAAGTTAAAACAAATGGTGACGCTGCTAGTGAATTAGGCCCACTTAAATATCTTTCAGAATTAACTGGTGTTGAAATGAATCGAATTATTAATTGGTTACTATTAATTATTATATTTGTATTTGATCCATTAGCTATTGCTTTAGTAATTGCCGCTAACTTTGCTTTTTCTCAATTTCGCAAGACACCTAAATATGATGAATTAACTGAAGAAGATAAAGATTGGTTAGAAGCTGATTTAGTTAAAGAAGATATAGATGATACTAAACCTAAAGAAACATCAGGTGTACCAGTAATGGTTGACCCTAAAACAGGTAAATTTTATTATGAAGAACCTGAGGATAGTATATATAATAATAAAATAGAAAATATGAGAAAATTAGTTGAATCATATGATAATCTAAAAAATATACCAGACCCAACCCAACATAATACACTTAAAGAAACAATAATAAATGATATTAATAAGGGTGATGATACTATAACGTATTTTTAAAATTTCTTAAAGATTTCTGCGAAGGAGGTTGGCTTTGTCAATCTCCTTTCGTATATTTACGTATAATAAGAAATAAAGGTTATGGAAACAAAAGTAAGTTTAGCAATTCAAAGTCACTTAAGTGATGCAATAATGAAATCTAATCATCTAACATTAACGGAAGAAGCTCAAGAACATTTACATTTTGTAAAGTATTTGGTTGCTAATTTCCCAAATACTAATGAAAAAATAGATGTTGATGTACTTTATAATCAATGGAGGACATGTTACCTTTCTATACCTGTTAAAACTAATATTTAAAAAATAAAAATATGACACGAGAAGAATTCGAAAACAAGCAAATTGACATGGTTAATGATTTAATTAACTTAAACAATGAAATTGAAAATACATGGGCTTATCATCCAGAAAATCCAAATCGTATTGATCCAATTCATTACCATGCTGTTTTAGTAGAAAAAGCAGATCAATTAGAAGCAAAAATTGATGCACTTGTAAAACAATATGGCTCAATATAGTTTTATAAAAGAAGGAAA